AACGTAATCGGCAGTCAAAGCTACAATCATACCATCATGTGGAGTCTTAGGGAGCGTGCTCAAAGAAACGATGTTGTTGATAACACCAGCTGCACCAAGCGTAGAAATCTTGTTTTCTGGACCTACAAGAATGCTGTTGTAGCCACGGAGAGCTACGCAGTCAGCCTCCCAGTGCATGTAACGCTTAGCCAAACGTGGATCGTAACCATCCTTGGAAAGGTCGTTGGTCTTCTCCTTGCCTTTCTCCTTGACGTAATGGCGAGCACCCTTGAAGTCGGCGCCAATCATGCAGTCCTCCAAGTCCATGTAGTCGAGTGTGCTATCCCAAGCAAAGTTGAGCGTACCATAACTGCACTTGAAGCGGTTGAAGGTAATATCAAACTCCTTGACTGTATCGAACATTACATCACGACCCTTTGGAAGCTCAATCTTCATCAGTCGCTCAATGGCGTTCTTACCGCAGAAGAGATACATTTCATCAGACTCGGCAAAGTCGGTGAACATCAACTTGGCGATGGCGATAAGGTCGGCAAAGGTATAGGTGTCGCCGATGCCATAAGAGTTGGTCAACTGATTGATGATACCCTCGGCAGAATAAGCATACTCCTGTGCGCCGTCCTTGGTCTCCATCAAGAACTTCAATTTGGTGCCATAGAGATATGTGCGTTCCTGACGAAGCAAGAAGTTGGTAAGGGCATTCTCCTTCATGTCGGCAACGGTGTGAGGTGCCTTCTTCTTAATCTTCTCGAACTCCTCGGTGAAGATGATGGAGAATGCACGCTTCTGCAAGTACACCTCCTCTGAACGAGGCTGATAATTCTCTGGTGGAACCTGCATCTGGCTCTCGGAGAGGATGGTTGAGGCGCAGAGAATACGACTGTTGGCAGGGATGGCAGGACAACCCATCGTATCGAGTGTCTCACCGATGGTGCCTTCGGTCTCAGCAGGACCATTGAGAGCCTGCAAGGTAACCTCATCCTTGGTCTTGTCGATAACCAAGAGATTCAAGCGACCCTTTAACTTGGTCTTAGAACCTTGAGCGTAACCAGCTACGGCAGGTACAATAACGGTACTACCCTTGTAGAGAGGGAGCAGAGAACCTGAGAAATTAGACTTATTGAGCTTGATGGTGCCACCAGCTGTAGCAGCATCAATATTCTTGGTTGTCATACCGTCAAGAGTATCACCACCGACACGTGCGTGCTTCTTCTCATAACCATTGCAAGGAACCGTCTTGGTAATCTTGCGGATAATCTGCAACAATGGAGTCTTGAAAGGACGGTACTTCTCTACCTCACTTTCCCAATCCTCTTCGGCAAGTCCACCTTTGCGAATCTGTGTAGCGGATGCCTGTGTGCCAGTCAAATCCTGTCCCTCGGCTTTACCACCAGGGGCTATCAAGTCTGACTTATTTGGGTCAACAGGCTCGGTAGCAGCATCTTCCTTGGATGAAGGCTCATGACCCTCATCGCCTATTTGCGTAGTTGGCTCGGCGGTATCAGCCATTGCCATCAAGCCACCGCCAGTGACCACAGCAAGAAGCATCAGAATCATCTTACAGATGAACTGACCACTAGAAAAATAATTAATTACTTTCTTCATCTTTTACTTATATTTATGGATTAATATTACTTAGTAGGTGATACCCTCGAAGAAACCGCTCTTCTTGCCGCTCTTCTTGGTAGTAGCTGGCTTGTTTCCTGCACCAGAGCTACCGAGCGAAGGAGGAATATTCTCTGTAGCGGATGAACGAACCTTATTCTGAATCTTTTCGTTTCGGGCTTGCATAGCTGCCTCGTCACGTGCAGAAGCGATGTCGGAATCGTAATTGTAGGCTTGCTGGAAGAGTTTCCATGTGTCGGAAGAGATATTGCCTTCCTCTGCATCTTGGATAACACCCCATACCTTTCCGTAGAGGTCGTTAGCCTCATCGTCTGAAAGCCCCAACTTATCCAATGCCTCACGAGACTTTTGGAGATTCTTCATCAGTTGCTCACCATGTCGCTCTTGCTCTGCTACCTTCTCTTGGAACTTTGTAATTTGGTCGGCTACCTTCTTGCCCAACTCCTCGTCTTCGAGAGCAGCCTTGATGTCGATGCCCTGTGAAGCCATCCACTCGAATGGGTGCATACCCTTCTTGGTGGAGTCGAGAACCATGGCAGCTAGCCACTTGTTGTTATCGAGCATCTTGCTCAGAGCCTGACCATTCTCCTCGTACTTGCCCAGAGCGTCGGCATCATCGTTCATTGCCGCATAGCGTGCCTCCTTATCCTCAAAGTCGATGTCTTTGTGTCGCTTGGAGAAGCGCTTGGAGAATGCCGTGCGGTTAGGTCGCTCGTCAACAGGCGGAGCAGACTCGGCAGATTCAGCAGGAGCAGCAACCTCGGCTGTACCCTCTGCATTCTGTTTCTTCATTTCTTCTTCTGTCATTTTTTCGAATCTGATACTATCATCTACAATAGTAGAAATTAAATGTTAAACATTATTTTGCCGCAAAGATGCAAAGAAACAAGAGTCGTTTTGCCCATAACACGATTTGGGAGTATCAGAAATCGTGCAATGGGCAAAGCAAGGCTTAATATGAGTTATTTTTGCGGTGAATTTCTACTATAGTAGAACGTCTATAATTAAATAATGTGTAATAAATATGGCAAAAACTAGATTGCTGACACTTAGCAAGGTGATGCCTCGGCGCGACACGTACGACTCGGTGAAGGCTCGCAAACGCCGACAGGAGCACGGAAAGGATTGGGAACTACTGACCCGATGCAGAAATGCTTGGAACAACCTGAGCGGCGTGCGTGAGACGAGAGCCAGAACCATGCGCTATTGCAACGGCGACCAATGGAGCGACACTATCAGAGTGTACCATCATGGCTACTGGGAGGAAATGAGCGAGCGCACCTATATGGAGAAGCGCAACCAGACACCTATGAGCAACAACATCATGGTGAGTATCTTGGAATCAATAGCAGGTCTCTATGCCAAGCAGGGCACGGAGCCTGTATGCTTTGCCCGAGATAACGACTCTAGACAGTTGAGCGACATGATGAGTGCCACGATGCAGTGCAACTGGCAGACCACGGAGATGCAAGACCTACTGAACCACGCCATCAAGGACTACCTACAGGGCGGACAGATGTTTGTGCGTGAGAGCTGGGAAGACAAGGAGTTGGAAATGCCCGACTCTTGGACGGAACTCATGGAGCCAGACCACATGTTTTTTGAGTGTGGCAGCGACCCTAGACATAACGACATCAGCTTGATAGGCGTGCTGCATGACGTGAGCCGAGAAGACCTGTACAAGAAATTCGCTCGCGCTGAGTATAACCTTACCATCGAAGACCTCAATGAAATCTTCGACATTCACCCGATGGACGATACTGGCTACGGATATGAGTTTAACGAGGAGAAGAAACTAGACAACCTCAGTTTCGACTACAGTAACAAGGGACGGCATTATTCTAGGGTGATTGAGGTATGGACTACCGAGACCAAGGCTAGGCTGCAATGCTTCGACCCTATAGCCTCCAACACCACGGAGGCTTGGTTTAGAATCGACCTAGATGATACGGCGATGATACAAGACCTTAAGAGGAAGAACGAGGAGCGAAAGAAGCAGTATGACGAAATGGGCGTGCCACAGGACGAAAGAGCCTATATCACCTCTGAGCCGATAGCTGATAAGTATTGGTACTACACCTACATGGCACCAGACGGAACCGTGCTCTGCCAAGGAGAAACCCCTTACGACTACAAGTCGCACCCCTTCACGATGAAGCTCTATCCATACATCAACGGAGAAATTCATCCTTTCTTAGCGAACGTGATAGACCAGCAACGCTACATCAACCGCTTGATCGTGATGAACGACATGGCTATAAGAAGCAGCTTCAAGGGATTCAAGATGATACCAACCACCGTGCTCAACGGAAGAACGCCACAACAATTCATGGAAGAAGCCATTGAATATGATGGATGGATATTCTACGCACCTAAGAAGACGATGCCGAACGTGAAGCCAGAGGTAATCACATCGAACGCCGTGAACATCGGTACGAACGAACTGCTACAGATAGAGCTGAACCTGATTAGGGAGGTAACCAACGTGAGCGGTGCCTTGCAAGGCAAGACCCCATCGGCAGGAACTTCGGCGGCAAGATACGCACAGGAGAGTCAGAACGCCACGACCTCGCTCTACACCATCTTATCGGACATGGACGTGTTCACCGAAAAACTGGCAACCAAGAAGTGCATGACCATACAGCAGTTCTATGAGGACGGAAGAAAGGTGTATGACCGGAACTTTAACAAGGTGTATAAGTACGATAGACTTTCAGCCCGAGACATTCACTTCAAGATAAGCATTAAGAACGCTGCGGCAACAGCTACCTACAACACAATGCAGAACGACACGCTTGACAAGCTTCTCGAAATGGGTGGAATCAACATCGTGCAATACCTACAGAACCTCAACGCACCATTCGCCGACAAGCTTCTGGCTAGCGTACAGGAGCAACAGGCTCAGCTGGAACAGATGTATGAGCAGCAACGACAGATGGCTATGCAGCAAGGAGGCGGACAGGTGGACGAGAACGGCATCGTACAGGGCGCAGACCAGAACGCCGTGAACCAATTCTATAATCATGCAGCGTAAAAGATATGGCAGAGACGATTACAATCACAATCAGCTCATTGAGGGATGAGATAAAGGGGAACCTAGCCATGACAGGCAAGCGACTGTCCACAAAGGATGGCAACACCCTCTATACAAGCACAACACTTTCGGCGGCGGAAGAGAAGTATCTGACCACTTACCTCAGAAATGGCGTGTCTGTATTCCTTGGCGAGTTTGCACCTATCATCACAGGATATGAGGAAGATGACAACATCAATATCACCTTCCACAACCCTAGGGTGAACGAGGCGAAAAGAAAAGTGTTCAAACAGAACTTTATCAGTTATGTGGACGCATTTTGCCAACTAAAGGTATTCGGACTGAGCCTGACGGAAGAGGCACGCAGAAACATGGAGGAAGAGATGCAAGCACACCTTAGTGCTGCCATCAAGCTGATATTCACGCCAGACGCTCCTGAGCAGAGCAGCAAGACGCTGTTGGACATGACAGGAGAAGTAATACTAGACTAAAATAAGGAGATACAACTATGATAGTAAAATTTCAAATCGTAAAATCGGCTATCCTCAACGAGGTGAAGAACGCCACTTTCTTGAAGGCGAAGGTGGACGGAGCGACCGATGACAAGGCTATCAAGCTCAGTTTCAACGAGGCGGCAGGAACGGAAGACGTGCATGAGCAAACCCTTACACACGACTTCCGAACAGCCCTAGAAATGGTGAAGACCATTCTGGCGGACTATATCGTATCGAACGAGCAGACGATGGGCGACAACATCATCTACTACGCCGACAAGACGGACGATGTGGTGGAGTTTACGCTGAATGCCTCTAGAAGATGCAACGGAACGCTGACCGACACGCTAGCAAGAATGGTAGCCAAGTATGTGGAGGACTACATGATATTCCAGTGGTGGGTGAAGACCACCAATCAGAAGCAAGCCGAGCCATACCAAAGTTTCATGACGATGGACGAGCAAGCCATCAGAAGATGCTTTGTGCTGAGTGGTCCAGTGCTGCCAACGGTGCCATATACACAGCATCTATCCGCCAAGGTGGATGGTAGCGATGCTGACGGCGGAATCACTATTCGCATAGACGAGGAGGACGTGACCCTATCTTACAGCATAGACGATGGAGCCATAGATGACATCGAAGCAAGGAGCAACGACAACAGCATCTTGGAGGTTCATCGCATACAGGAACCTCACGCCTTCTGGTTGAAGCCAAAGAACACGGGCGTGGCATACGTAACATTGTTCTCCAGACACAGCGACAAGCTGAGCGTGGAGGTAGAAGTAACCGTAGCAAAGGAGGTATGATATGGAATTCAACCCATTGCACCCAACGCATATTTTGAGAGAGCAAGGATGGAAGCCAGAGCCTAATCCATTCTTGCCTCGTCCACCACGCCCTGCGCATATCTATTTCGACAAGCACGTATTCATCTACGCCAACCAACTTTGGTACGACATAGATGCTACCACACTGATGATAGGCAGGGCACGGCGAGGAACGGACACCAAGCAGGACGAAATCATCCCTACTAGCGAGAACGACCAAGAGCGACCGCTATTCTATAGATGGTTCGACAAATACCTAGCCAAGGTGGAAGGAATACTGCAAGCCTATATCATGAAGCCGAAAGGCAAGGTAAGAGACAACGCCCTGAAGGAATGGGAGGAGAAGGAACTTTGGCTGAGGATGCCAGACTACTGGGACGATACAAGATATGACAGCTTGGTACAGGCGATACACAACTACATATCCACAGGTGCGCTGTATGAGTACTTTATGCTGACGCTGACCAGTAAAGACCCTCTGACGGTGGATAAGCAGTCGCAGCTAGAGGATGACGAAATGGAAATCATCGAAGCAGCCAACGCAACGAAGCCTGGGGCTATGATACACATGATGAAACCATTTGGGTAATCGGGGATTGCAAATCCCCTTAAACTATGAAGTATGGACGATTTCAATTTTCAGAGCGTAAGAGAACTGCAAAAGGAAAGGGCAGAGAAAGCCAAGAAGATTCTGCCAGTGAAGAAGAGCGCACAGAAGGAGTTCTTGCGTGACTTCTTGGCTCGCCATCAAGAGAAATTCGAGGAGAAGATGGACGAGCTAGCTGAGTATGACCCCAAGACCTACTGCACCATCTACAAGGACTTGATGAAGCACATGATACCTAAGCAGAGCGAGGTAAGCGTGACACATGGACTGGATGAGGACTTCAAGCAGCTTGCAGCGATGGGCATGACGAAGGTAAGCAGCGACAAGGCTCTGGACATGGAGAGCGTACCGAAGATACAGGACGCTGACTTTGAGGAACTAAACGACTTAGGAAATGGCACAGGTAACTGAAAAACAAATAGACGACCTCGTACTGGAGAACCGAGCGAGGTATGAAGAGATATACGGAACCTATAATCCGTGGACAGGCGAAAACTGCTATGACATGGAGCACAGGGAGCTGTTGGAGCTTCCTGACTTTATGATCAAGAAGATGTGGGTGCCCAAGGAGTGTATGCGTACCTTATTATATAGGGGACTGAAACAGATGGGCAGTCTGAAAGAATACATCATACAGGTGTGGGGGCGAGAGTATAACGAGAAAAGCTATTACACCAAGCAGCTCATTATGGTTCTGACCTTCGAAATCATGAAGGTAAGATTCAGAGAAGACCCCGAGTTTGCCCTATATGCGACCGACAAGATAGAGGATAAGGTGACAGGTAACATGATACCTTTCAAGCTGAACTATCCACAGAGAAAGCTATTGAAGATTTTCGAAGACCTGCGCACAAGCGGTGCAGCAATCCGTGTGGTTATCCTGAAAGCCAGACAGTGGGGAGGTTCCACACTGACACAGCTCTACATCAAATGGCTGCAAGACTTCCGTAGAGACGGATGGAACGCCATCGTGCTAGCACAGCAGAAGAACACGGCGAAAAAAATCAAGGCTATGTACCGAAAGGCTTTGGAGCATCAACCGGGTTGGACACTCGGGCACAGCGGTGCCAAGCTGCAATTCTCTCCTTACGAGAACTCTCCTGATGACTTCCAAGTAACAGACGGTATGAGAGCCATCCGCCGAAGCACACTGACCGTGGCATCATTCGAGAACTTCGATTCGGTGCGTGGTAGCAACTTCCACTGCGCCCACTATTCGGAGGTGGCTTACTGGAAGAAGACCCCTGAGCACGACCCAGAGGGTGTGATTTCATCTATATCGGGTGGTATCAGAAACCAAGAGGACAACTTGGAGGTATTCGAGAGTACAGGAAAGGGTAACTCTGGATTTTTCTACGAGAAGTGCCAGCTCGCCATGGACCCGAAGAACAACGATGCTTACTCCTTCCTCTTCATCCCTTGTTTCTTCATCGAGCACGACATGGAGGAAGTGAAGAACGAGAGAGCATTTGCCAAGTGGCTACTGCAAAACAGAGACAAGAGCACCAACCCGAAGGGCTACCGAGAGACAGGCAAGTTCTTCTGGAGAATGTGGGAAAAGGGAGCTTGTTTCCAAGCCATCGAATGGTACAGAAACTTTAGAAACAAGTTTACGACCCATGCCTTCTGCGCCACCGAGGCACCAGTAGATGAGGAAGATGCCTTCCGTAACTCTGGTAACTTGGTATTTAATCCATATTCTATTGATGATTTGCAGAAAAAGTACAAGCGTGAGCCTCTCTATACTGCCGACATTATGGTGAACACATCGGTGAAGGACGAATCGACCATCGCAAAATCGAAGATTGAAATCCGTACCGATGGCACAGGCGACCTAAAGATTTGGGCGGTGCCTAACGTGCTGCAAGTGGAAAACCGATATATTGTAAGCGTGGATATTGGTGGTAAGAGTTCGACATCTGACTATACGGTGATGACGGTGATAGACAGATTCGGCATGATTCCGACCATCAAGGGCAAGCCTAGGGTGGTGGCAAGATACCGAGGACACGTAAGACACGACAAGCTGGCGTGGATGGCGGCGGCATTGGCGCATTACTACGATGATGCACTCTTGGTGATAGAAAGTAACACTGCCGACCGAGAGAAGGGTAACAATACGGAGGGCGACCACTTTCTGACCATCCTAGAGGAGATAGCTGACTACTATGATAACCTGTATCAGAGAACGAGCAGTTCGGAAGATGTGGGCGACAATGTGCTGATGAAGTACGGATTCCAGACCAACAAGCTAACCAAGCAGCAGATTATCGACAACTTGGAGGAGTTTGTGGATGATATGCTTTGGGACGAGCCAGACAAGGAGATGTATCATGAACTGAGGATCTACGAGCGACACGATGATGGTAGCCTAGGAAACATCGTGGGAAATGGCAACCACGATGATGTGTTGATGAGTACGGCAATCGGTCTTTATGTATCGCTCTGCGATATGGAGAAACCTGCATGGAAGAAGAAAGTGAAAGAGAGCAGCGGATATGATGGCGTTCACTCCGTTGCCAAGATATAAAACATATCCCCCACCCTGCTTCACAGCTGAGTGGGGGATTTTTAGTTAAGAACATAAATAAACAACTAACAATCTGTTGAACATGAAACAAAATCTAAGAACTTATCAACTTATCTAAGTATTCATCCAAATCCTTGGCGTACCAAAATTTCTCGGTGAAGCCTTTCCGTTTCTTGCCTTGCGGCAGTTTTCCGTCGGCGACCAATCTTCTGAAAGTAGAAGGACGAATGCGAGTGTAAGAACATGCCTCGGCGAAGCTCATTCCCTCATCCTTGTTGGCGATTAGATGAAGAAAATCCAACATCATTATGTTTTGAAGGCGATTCGTGAGGCATCTGCCCGAACGAATGCGCTCATGAAACTCCATGAGCAATGCATCAATCGCCTCCAGTTCCTTTGAAATCTCAGCCATAAGCTAACACTTTTTGTTGTGATACCACCAAATGAGGGTTGACACTCCCAGGACTAACGCCAAGAGAATACAAATGATGGATGCCCTGCCGATGTCCATCAGTCGCTGTTCGTTCTTGGTGAGCGTTCGCTGCACAGGATATGGGACAGATACGGAATCTTGCTTGATGATGGTATCGAGTTTCACCTTATATATATTATGGTAGCGGTCACGGAAGGTTACCTTCGTGTGGTAGATGGTATCGCCCTTCTGATACATGAACACGGAATCTTTCAGATATACACTATCCAACTTGTGGAAGGTATCGGTGCGGTTCACATATTCCGTGTGATACTCTGGTACCTTGATATACTCCTTGCTCTTGCATCCGCCCAAGAGGAACACAATCAGGAATCCTACGATGATAGTAACTATCGTACTAATCCATGCTTCGCTGTTATACCATTTCATACGCACAAAACCTTTTTACATTTATCCGTCCACTTGATTCGCTCGGAAAGTCCGTTGGTTCCACCATTGACTTTCTTTGTGACCTTCAAAATATCGTCTTTGTCGGCGAGGGCATTGAGACCTTTCTTCCACCAATACCACATTCCGCTCTTGACTGAGCCATTTTGGGTTTCGAGCAGTTCGGGTTGGCTCATGATGTCGCCCTTGCAGAAGCCTGAGTTTTGATAGGCTTTGTAGTTGGCTCGTCCGGTCAACATCAGGAACCCTCGTCCACGATATTTAAGTCCGTCTCCCTTCTGGGTGTTGCCTAGCATCTTGGCAAGGTTGCCCTTGTCGTACTTGGAGAAGTAAGCAGGTTTTCCTGCCTCCTTTAGCTGTCTCAACCCATTGGTTTCGTGCAAGACCTGTCCGAGGAAATATGCCATGCGAAGAGGTGTGTTAATCTCGAAGGTGTCCGCCCAGTTGTTGATGTAATGCAAGTATCGGTCAACACGATTGGCATCGCCGACAATCTCCAACATTTGTGCTCTTGTTATCTTCATGCCTGTTCCTCCTCTGCCTTGGTTTGCTTCAAAATCTCAATCATCGCCTTGGCTATATCGTCTTTGTTCTCTAGGAGAATGCTAACGGTGCGCTCCTGTTTTCGTATCTCAGCCTTTTTCCAACTCTTCTCACGGACACTGACGAACTCGCAGAACACGCAATATCCTGCCCACACCATCGAAAAGATAGGCACTGGGCAGTTGGCACAAGCGGCGATGATGTCGATGCACACTGCCACTATGAAGGGTGAAAAGTACTTGCGTGCCTTGTCGCACGTCTTCTTGAATCCTCGGCTGGTGGTAGCCTCGCCGTTCTCCTTGGCTTTCTTGATGCCAAAGAAGAGGTCAACCCCCATGGAAACAACAAGAGCACCCATACAGAATGCGATGATTAACGCTGCTCTATATAGGTGCTCCTGTAGGAATGTTTGGATTATCTCTGTCATATATACCATTAATATTTGATTAATGGGGACAAAGATAAACGATGTTTCGGTAGATTTTACCCATAACACGACTACCCTGCTGTCATGTACCAAAATATCTTGTCGGTGGGGTGATTGGTATCCTCATCGCATAGGAAACTGACGGAGAGGTCGGTAATCTTGTGGATAACTGAGTCTTCGGAGCGAGACCATTTGCGAACCAAGTCTATGTGGTTGGAATAGACAAGGTTCATGGTAACGGCGAAGTCCCACTGGTTGTAATCGGGAATAAGATGGGCTACCTTCTCGTACTCGTTCTTGACCTCATCGTAGGAAAAATAAGGGGCAAACGCCTTCTCGGTATCCGTGCGATAATAATACATCTGGGCGATGCAGCCTCTAGCTGAGATTTCATTGAAATGGCTGTTTCCACTCATGAAATAGTCGAGGGTACGCATGGCGGCTTCACGCTGAATGCTGTCGAAACCACACTCTCCATTCTCTAACATTCGTAGGGCATTTCTTACCTTGGATAATAAAGCTAATGATTCCATATATGTAAAAAATAATAGTTAAAACAATCAATACGTAGTGAGCAGGAAGCTGCTCGGGAGTGATGAGCCAATGATGGTACCACAGGCGAATGGCGTTGATTCCGATGAAGTAATAGAACGGAATGCGGATGATCCAGCACCATTGGAAGAAGTAGCTTACTGGTATCATGGCAAAGGGCATGTACGCATAGCACAGGACGTACATCCAGATAACACAGCTGCCATTGTCGTCGGTATCGAGGATGGTTGGTCGGGGATAGCGGCTGTAATCGAACACTCCATACCAATGCCACAACATGATAATGATGGGTGCCAACCACGAAAGGAACTCGTAAAAGCAATAAATCTTGCGGCTTAAGATTGCGCTACGAACAGCCCGCCGCTCCTCTTCGGAAAGAGGTGAATCGTTCTTCTGTCTCATAATCTTACGTTTTTAAATTTAAAATAGCAGAATTAATTACTAATCCCTAGAAAAATTAATCAAAATGTTTTAAACTGCTGCAAATTTAAGAAATTATTGGCAAAAAAGTACATTTTCGGGGAGAAAAGTTAAACTTTACTACACTATTTGGATATATTCTAAATAAATCGTATCTTTGCGGCATCATAATAACCAAGAGCGTATGGTAAAAAGAAATTTCGAATTAACGTGCAAGATACGTGAGGACTTGATGGAGGCTTACCGTGAGGTTTACGTACACTGCCACAGGCAAGGAGAGGCTTACGAGAAGACCGTAACCCATGCTGCTCCACGATTTTATATCACGCCCAAGCAAGCGTATAGGGTGATGAGGAGAATGGTGAGAGGCGACTTCTCTAAGGTAGAGAAGATGTGCCCATTGAAGCAAAAGATGTACTTGGAGCTGTTTGGAAAGCTACAGGAAATGACTCAAAAGAAGGAGTACATGGGCAAGTCGCTCTGGTTTATCTGCCAATTCTTGGTGGCTCAACCTGCATCGGAGTTCTTTATCAGTGCCAATACGTTTAAGGACATATTTCCGTCAATGAAGAAACATGGAAAAGAATATCGTTTCAAAGATACTCGGGGCAAGAGAAAGACAGATGGAGGTGAGAACTAAGATTGCTCTTAGCGTGGCTTGCATAGCAGGGTATTTTCTGCACACAGGATTCTATGATGGGTGCCCATGGTGGAATCATCTGGTGTATAGCTTCTGCCATGCGAACGTGTTTCACCTAGGAGTGAACTTGATAGTTCTCTGGAGTATCAGAAACAGAATGTCGGTGTGGTTGGCTTTGGCTGTTGCTGTAGGTGCTAGCTTTCTTCCGATGTATGTGGATGGTGAGACGATGGGGCTTTCGGGATTCTTGTTTGGTGCTTTTGGGATTATGTGGGGAAGGACTGGAATGTGGAAGGATGCCTTCGTGAAGGCGATGCCATTCATCGTTTGCACCATGATCGTGCCGAATGTGAATGGGCTTCTGCATCTTTATGCTTTTTGGTTGGGATATTTTGCCGCCTTTGTCGGGCGTGGATTGAAATGTAATGTGTTTCATAAGTTTTAAGGTTTTAGTTGAAATGAAAAAGGCGACCGCTCGTAATGAGTAGTCGCCTTTGTGGTTTTGATGGCTAGTTCTGTCCTCGGAGCAAAGAACGGCGGTTTTGGACGGTTACCACGGAACCTTGGAAGGAGTCGGATGCCTTGAAACCTGTCAGCGTATATCTGAACCTAAAATAAGCCCAAGGCTTACCACCTAAAGACATAAGCTTGCACCATTCGGAACCTGCATTATTGTTCGCCAACACCTCCAGACTTAACTTTCCCTCGGCTGTTTGCATGATGTGTCGTATTTCTCGAAGGCTTTTCAACATCATGCTCCCAGTGAACTTCATCGGTCTCGTGATGAAAACACCTTCATAAGAATTCGTGTCCTCCTCTGACTGCGGAATGTCTGTAAGCGAACAGACCGTTCCATCCGTGAACTGTACCAAGTTGTCAGGGTAGTTGTTAACCACGTTTCTGCAGAACACCTTTGCACCAGTATAATTGCTGGCAGTGGATAAATTTCTCTCTATCATGTTATAGACGTAATGATAATTGGCGCTTCTGTTAAATATTCTGAGAAGCGAAGCCTTGTAATCGTAGGCAATCATGCAATTCTCCAAGAATTTCTTGAACGGAAGTGTGATGTCCGGCAGGTAATTGTTCTTTCCGCCGCTAAGTTGTGTGGAGACGCATACCACCGTCCCACCAGAGGTAGCCATCAGCCCTTTCTCTGACGTGAAGTAGATAACCTTGTCGGTCGGTGTGATGGAATCGGCGTTATTGCAAACCTCTCTTGAAATAGGATGGATACTGGAGTATAATCCTTCCGAGTTTACCGACATTGCGTATAAGCCTTCTGTGGTGAATACCAACAGTGGAAACTGACCAAACTGCCCTTGGCTCACAGCCTCTGTGTTCGCCACGATACCAAGAATCTTGCCAGTTCCTACCGTGTTGTCTCCGTTAGACTCGAAGACAAAAGGATTATTAACAACAGACGTGAAGATTTGAGAATCGAGGGTTTCGTGGGCGGTTGGGTCAACAGTAGGAAGTTTGACGTTATCATCTGGTACAAAACTATTGTCTAATGGTAGCTTGTTGAAACTATATGCGCCATTAAGCATTTGATGCTGCTGTAAGTTAACTTTCATACCCTTCTGTGACAACTCATCCCATACTATCATTTCTGTAGCATTCGGGTCTGGATAAAAAAGCCATCCGTTCGCTGCGTCTGGAATATAAGCTTCATCTACATCAGAAGCGACCCATGTATCCATTGACGGTGAAACAATATGAGTAAAATATCTGAACCTAAAACGAACCGTATTCTCTTCTATTTCTGAAGAGAATTTAGCAAACCCCTTGAATGGGAATCTTTCTACATTAAACAGGTTTACCCTGTTGTTGTATTCGTAGATTTTTCTTGCAACTTTTCGAGTCCATCCATAATAATCGTCATGAGGCAACTGTTCTTGACTCGTAAGATTCTCGACCACTCCATCAGACAAAGGTGCCTCTAAAAAACCAATTGTATTTATGTACAGTGTTGATGATATAGGAATATGGAATAGCTTAAAATATTGCGTTTTTCCGATAAGTTCTGATATTATGTCAGAATCACTTTTGTATGTCGGCATAAGAACATCCCTTGCTTTGTACTTATTGTAATCGAAATCATACTTAAATGAAGGTGCTATTAGTTCACCTGGATTAGGAATGGCATTTCTGGAATTAAGATAATTGATGTAAGATTTTCCATTAGTATCATTTGCATTCGTGAAATTCCATTTTCCATCCATTTTGAAAGGCATTACTTCTTCTGAAGCAAAGAAAACTATATCTTTAATGATGTCTTTCCATTCTTCAACCCCGTCTAGAGAAACTTTAAAAAACAATTTTTGGTACATTGGATACATCAAAAAATATGTAGTTACCCCTGATGTTTCTACAAATCGCTTTGTTGTTTCATCATAATATACAGGAACAAATTTGCAGTTTCTGTTGACTGTAGGAAAGCAAGCAATCGGATTAGATATAGCAGCATAGCCTCCATCAAAGAGGCGAAACGCATATCTTACAAAAAATGGGAACAAAAAGTAGTTTTTTTGCTTAGCGATGGCTATGCTTTGAGCAGCATGTCCTTGGACGGCATCCTTAAATGCAGAAATTTTATCATAGTCATTTTTCGCATTGTAAGATATGTATTCTTCCACACGGTAGGTTCCTGTAATATCAGAAAGATTGCTTGCTTCGTCTGTTTTTACAAAAGTACCATCTCTCATATAAACAGCTCTTTTGCTATTATTGGAATCTATAATCTCTTTCAAGTTACAAGGAGTTCCATCACCTAATGTTGCATTTCCACCTCCACCCATCATAAGTTTCACTTTTGGAGTTGGAAAATCCAAACCCAAATCTTTATAAACGCTCCCTTTAAAAAGTATGTATCTAATTCCTTTGCTTGTAGCCACCACCAGTGTATTTCCTACAGATTTAATGTCCGTTACCTGTCCTTGTCCATAGAACTTATTGACTGGATTGGAGAGATCGCCACTACTATAAATGTAGAGCGTGTACGAATACCCTGAGCTAGCATCATAGCTCCAATCGTATGCTATGATGTTCTCATAGTCCGCCATTTTATGAACGTACATAATATTTCCTGCGATTATCCCGATGCTCTTCATTCTTTGGATGGGTCTCATTTCCCCATCACGATAGATGAAATCTCTTGAGAATGCGAGTTCTCCATCCTCACATATCATATCACTCGGAATGTTGGTCATTCCCTTACTGAAACTCAGTGTTTTTGTCTCTGTGTTTTGTTCCATATTTTTATTCTCCTAATAATATTTTAAGAAGTTCGTTAAACTTGTTGTCGTACCATCGTGGCTGTGTCTCGTTCTGGTTCTTTGGAGAAACTTGGTTCTCGCCGTAAATGGTTCCCTTGGCAGTGATAACCTTGAACTTGTGAAGCTTGGACTTGCCTTGTCGGGTCTCCTCCTTCAAGAAACCTAGCTCAATCATTTTCTGATTGAACTTCAAAACTGACATCTTGAAGCCAAAGCGTTTGAGAAGTTCGGATGCAGAGTGCATCACGCCTTTGCTCGAAACGTAGTCTGGGGATGGAAGACCAAGAGGTTCTGCTACCTTCTGCATCAACAAGAGCGTAGATGCCTCGCTGAGGTTGAGGATTCGCTTGCATCCTTCTACCCACATCATACCTGCCTCTACTCTATCTTTTATCTGGGTGTTGATGGAATAGGCTCCAGTCTTTCGGATAGACTTCAAGATTTCCTTCACTCCTTTCTTGAACTGCTTAGCCTGTGGCTTGCGGCTTTGCATCAATACCTCGTAAAGACCGTCCTCGGTGAGGAACCAAGCACTCTGAGTTCCACCAGGGGTACAAACATTGTTTGTAACCTTTTCGTCTTCATCCACATTGCGCATCATGGTCGATACATCAGAATGCTCGATCCACTCTGCAACATCTTTTGCCAAGAACAAAGGGTTCTCGGCTGTTCCATACACATCAATCTCCTTACCTAGGAAGATTGACTTACTAATCATTGTAATTTCGTTCATGATTTTATTTTACAATTAAATTTTGCTACTAGTCTTTTATTCTATGCGACCATGGACAGCTCCTTTGCCATATCAAGAGAAAGAGCATACTCTACTGTAGGTCTTCCTCCTTGTAGGTTTTCCCCCTTTTGGGTGAAAACCTCAAAGTCTTGAAATTCAACCAAATCACAACGTTCTATCTGCTTCTTAATACAAGAAGAGAAATCTTTTCCTACTCCTAAGAAAGAATGAAGCTCTCTTGCATTTACAGCCTTTCGACCGTCCTTCTCTGTAATCTTAATTATTTCTTCCATATCACTCTTCTTTAAGTTCAATACTATGTTTTATTACATACTCAGCAGCCCTACGAGCAACACCACTGATGTAAGCCTTGTTGTGAGCAACATTGCCACTTGTCAGATG